CTGGCAGACGGCAGAACTGTTGAAGTTACTACAGATACAGCACACAGTTTAAGTGTTGATGAAAAAATTATTGTTAAGAATGCAGAAGTTAAGAATGATATTGTTGACGTAGTTGAGAAGACAGAAGGCATTGAAATAACTCTGAATAATAAGCATGATTACAGAGCAGGGACGGAAAGGAAAATAACAATTGCAGATACTGGCACTGATTATGATGGAGAAAGTGAGATATTGCAGGTGGTTAGTGACTGCAAGTTGACTATTCCAAAAAAAGCAGGGGTGATAACTCCGGTCGAGGGTGCAATATGGGAGGATAGACCGTACTCGGGCAATGGTGTTATGGTAATAACGGAAGTCCCCGGAGAAAATATTTTCAGGTATGAAATACAGACTGAAAGTCCGAGCTTGCCCGTCAATCCTCTGAGAAATATAGAGATTATAAGAGGGTTAAGAATCGCTGGAGCGGCTGACCCTGATAGAGCGATACAGGCGTATTCTAAGCGAGGAGCTGGCAGATCGTGGTTATTCGTACTTTTCCCGGCCGATGATGTTAGTCATGATCGGCACAGCATGACTGATGCAATTGCAACTTTCGGCGATGGGGCTGAAGGCAGGTTGAGAATAGTGGCGAATTTCGACGTTGTGGGAATATTGCCGGTGTCAAGCTTTTGCGGAGTTGATGAGGTTGAAAAAGCTAACGGCGAGTTAAAAACAGCAGTAATTAAGGCCCTTTATGGAATTAAATCGCCGCAAGGGACACTTTCGGACAACTTCAAAATGATATATACGGGCAGTTCAACACTGACGTATGATAGTACTGTATATATTCGGAATTATAGCTTTCAGGTTCCGCATGATGTGACGTTCAGAAACGTCGATATAGCTGACCCGTTGACCGTGGCATTGAGAAGAGCTATAATGCAATTATCTATTTCTGGAAATGAAGAAATTGAGCAATTTAGAGCAGATACAGAGGTATTATAACTTATTATAGGAGGAGAAAAAAAATGGTAAATAAGTACTACAAAGCTGAAAAAAATATACCCGGTGAAGTTAAAAAAAACAGGGTAGTAGTCTGTAAGGTAGATCGCAAGGGACTACCGAAAAACGAAAGAGTCAGAACGCTAGTAAAAGAAGGGGTTTACAGCGAAATGAAGTTTAATGAAAAAGATAAAAAGAAAATCAGAACAGAACAGAAAAAACAGAAAAAAACAGAAAAAAAGGGAGGTAAGAAATGAGTAAACCGGTATTAAATACAAGTCTTCAGGGGCGGTCGATGCCCGGTGTTGGAGCAAGAAGGAACTTGATTGTCGGTCAAGTTGCGAATGGTGAAACAGCAGGACTTTTCGAGAATGTACATGCATACACGAAAAGTCAGCTTGATAGTGCTTTCGGTGTAAGAACAGAACTGAGAAATAGAGTTCAGTCGTGGATAGATTCCAATAAAAGGTATGCTGGGCTTGATGTTCAGGCACTTGAGGAGGATGACTCTGCGGTGGCATCTGCGGGAGCTATCGGAGTAACTGGAACTGCAACCGAATCAGGCGAGCTTGAAATCAGTATTGTCAGTGAAAGCAAGTATAATCAGACAGTTGACGTCGCAGCTGATGATGATGCAGCGGCGGTTATAACCAAAATTGTGAATGCATTTTCTACTAGCAATTTTCCCGATATCCCGGTTGATATAACGGACGGCGGAACTGAAGTTACTATCACAGCAGTTGACAAGGGAACTGTTGGAAATTACTACAGTTTTAAGGTGAAAGGGAGTGTTCCGGGAATAGATGTTACCCTGACTGATATGACAGCGGGAGCAACTGACCCTAGTTACTCAATCTCAGATATACCTGACAAGCATTATACAGGCATTAATGCTCCGGAATATCTTGACATTGCCGATGTTGTGGCGGAGGAGCTGGACAACAGATTCAACACTTCTAACAAGATTTATGATGGTGTTTGTTTTTCCGGTAAAAATGGCAGTGTTTCCGATATCTTAACTTATCTTGATGGGCTTAATAGCAAGAGTCTTGTTATTATGGGAAACAAGCTTGCTCCAACTTCGCCGGCGGCAGATGAGTTGATATCTGGTTCTGCTATAACCCACCCAAATGATTGGACTGTTTCGGAGTTTATGGGAATAAGAGCTATCAGGTTGACAGATGGTGCTCCTGTTTCGGATTATGTTCAGGCAGGCGGGCTTGACACTGTCGGGGGTAAAGCACTGGCAAGCTTACCTTATTTCAACACGGTTTTAGGTCAGACTCCTGTAACGGCGGCAAGATATCTGTTCACAGAATCGGAAAAAAGGCAAGTAGAGTCAGCTGGTTATGCTGTTGTTGATGTCAATCCGAGTGAGACAGCAGTTATCACTGGCGGAGTAAGAATGACTTATAATGTCGATGATATAGGTAATGAAGACAAGACCTTCCGTTATCTTAACTTTGTTGATACTGGTTCAGTGTGTCGGGAATATATTTTTAACCGAATGAAGGCTGATCTTGCACAGCAGAGACTGACAGCGGGGGATCTGATACCGGGAAGAAACATAAAAAACGATGCGTCAATTGAGGCATTATATATGGAGTATTATGGTGAGCTTGCAGAGGAGGCATTGCTTCAGGCCGGCAGTGAAGTTACAAGTGCAGTGAGAGATAATGTAACAGTTAAAATTGACATGGCGGAAAGAGCGGTGACACTCATTGCAGATATGCCGATTGTTACACAGATCGGGAGTGTTAATGTGCCGTTGACAATGGTTTTTTCAATAAGCTAATAAATTAAGGAGGTTAGAGATGGTACAGGCAATATCAGTACCGGCAGTAATAGTTAATAACGAAACAATACCTATCGTACCCAATTCATTGGAGTACGACGGTGGTGAAGCAGAAATTAATGTGCGTACCGTTTCCGGAGGTGGTGGCAATGTACAGACAGTGCATACACAGGACGCAGAAACGGCGTACAGTGAAGTTAAATTCGAGATGACACTGACGACAGACGTTGACGGGAAAATCTCAGAATGGAAAGAGAAAATAAACGGCAATGTCATTAGTTTCGTACAGAAAGTTGGTGCTGAAAACGTTAAGAGAAGTTTTCGAGGCATGAGCTTGCAGAATAAACCAAAAAGAACGGCGAGTGCCGACGGCACAGTAGAGCTTGTTTTTCAGGGAAATCAGATGAGATAATGAACGGAGGTAAACATGAAAACAGTGTATAAGCTAAAGCATTCACTGACTTATGATGATAACGGCGATGAGAAAGAAACAACTTGCTTGCATATGCATGAGCCTGTATCTGATTCAGATATGGACTGTATGAAGTTCAGCCAAGTGGTTAGAAATGCTACAATTTCGGTAATGAAGAACTTTTTTAGCGGCGATGAAGATGATGAAAAACCGCAGGCAGTTGAGCAGGAACAGGAGACACCTTTTTTCATGCAGGAAAAACCTAATAATGAAGATGTGTTAGAGCAGGTCAACGGCTTGACAGAACTTCTGATGAGTTCGGAGGTTGATATTACTAAGATTTTGAAGGCCGGTAAAAAAATCCTGACAAGCAGATATGCCGGCCCAGGTAGGCGGCGACTGTGTGAAGTAGGTGCGAGCAGTGAACCGCTAACCGAATATCTATATAAACAGTTAAGTGCAACCGATAAGATCAGGTCGGTGGTGTGGTACTATGTTTTTTTCGGGATAAGCTCGATTGGTCGTTGAGGGATTATGTCGAGGTTGCAACTAAGACAACCGTTGCTTTGGGCGGTGGAAGTGTCCGGGAGTATATGGATTACCCGGCACTGCAACTGTCCTATATAAGCGATACGGTCGAGCTAATAAACCGAAAAGTTAATAATTATTAGGAGTTGAAATGTCGTATTCTGCTAAATACATATATAGGTTAAAAGACGAGATGACCCCGACGATGAAGCGAATCAAGAAGGCTTCAGGGAGAATGAAAAAAAAGTTAAAAACTGATTTTTCCGGTATGCGGGATACGATGAAAAAGTCTGGAAAACGTATGCGAGAAGTGGGTACTGGCATGACTGCGGCGGGTGCTGGTATCAGTGTTGGTATTGGTGCTATGGTTAAGCAGGCTTCGGACTTTAATAAAGGTGTTGCCGAATTATCGACCCTGATGGGTGAAGTTCCGCTTGAAAAGGTTAAAAAAGAATTT